GTTCATTATTTTGCTGCGAGTACACCCCCAGAAAACTATTTGGTATGTGACGGTACTGCATTAGACACTGGAGAATATGCAGAGTTGTTTAATGTCACTCAGTATACCTTTGGTGGAAGTGGGGGTAATTTTAACTTACCAGATTTAAGAGGTGAGTTTATTCGTGGATGGGATGATGGCAAAGGAACCGATAATGGAAGAAGCTTTGGTAGTTTTCAAGATCACCAATTAGAACTTCACTCTCACGGTAATGCTGCGATTTACCCTGGTGGTGGACCAGAGCAGAACCAGAGTGGTAGTGCAGAAGATAGAACGTCATTTGGTCAACAAACCACGACTTCTGGTAATACTGGTAACTTTGGTAGTGAAACTCGTCCTAGGAACGTTGCTTTGCTACCTTGTATCAGATATCAATGATTTGACAAGGGCTATATAATTTGTTAGAATACTGATGTTCATTTTCTAGGTTATGGCTAAAGGATTCACAGTTAAAGCAAAAGCACCCGCACAACCTACCGCAACACAAACTGGTGAGTGGGATTATGAGTTGGCAAAACAAATGGTACGTGGTAAGTCCATTGTTTTTTGTCTTCCTGGTCGTGGTTGTTCTTTTCAATTTTTAAAAGCTTTCACACAGCTTTGTTTCGATCTTGTCGGTGCAGGAGCACAGATTCAGATTTCTCAAGACTACAGTTCCATGGTGAACTTTGCTCGTTGTAAGTGTCTTGGAGCAAATGTTCTTCGTGGTCCCAATCAAATTCCCTGGGATGGGAAACTGCATTACGATTATCAACTCTGGATTGACTCGGATATTGTTTTCAACACCGAGAAGTTCTATCAATTGGTCCTTATGGATAAGGCAATTGCCTGTGGTTGGTATCTGACCGAAGACGGTAGCACTTCTTCCGTTGCTCACTGGCTTGAAGAAGATGACTTCAAGAACAATGGTGGTGTCATGAATCATGAAACTGGTGAAACAATGTCGAAACGTCGTAAACCTTTCACCGTTGATTACACTGGTTTCGGTTGGGTTCTGATCAAGCACGGTGTGTTTGAGAATCCTAAGATGGAGTATCCTTGGTTTGCTCCTAAGATGCAACGCTTCAATAGTGGTGAAGTGCAGGACATGTGTGGTGAGGACGTGTCTTTCTGTCTGGATGCCATCGATGCAGGTTATGAGATCTGGTGTGATCCTCGCATTCGTGTCGGTCACGAGAAAACTCGTGTGATCTGATGACAAAAGCACCTCGAACGTTGTATAATATCATGTGTCGGGGTTCTTTGCTTCTCAGCAATTTAACTGAGGAGCAATTTTTCGACGAAATGGAGAGTCTGGCACAGTCCTATTATAGTACTGGTCTGCCAGACCCTTCCGAAATCTCTTTTGAAACTATTGAGGACAATGGCAGTACGTAGCAAAATCGGCATTTCTGGTATCAAGTTCGAACCTGGTAAACCCAAATGCACCCGTCAGGGCAAATCTAAGAATACTAAATACGCCGCAACGTCTCGTAACTCGGCACGTAAGAAGTATCGGGGTCAAGGTAAAGGTTAATGTACATTACAGAGGTCAACGACGAGTGGAACTTAATAGATCCTAAAGACCTCTGGGTATACAATAAACTGTTTTTAAGTCGGGTTTTAGGGTATAAGTGTGGTCCTGCTGGAACCACCGTCCCTAGACCCGATTTTTATATTGTCCGACCATCGATTAACTTCTTTGGTATGGGTCGTTATGCACGTATCAAGAAGATTGAGAAGAGCACCGATGAGTTACATCCATCAGAATTTTGGTGTCAGGTCTTCAAAGGTCAACATATTAGTGTCGATTTTCAAAATAAAGAAGCAAAATTGGTGGTTTTGGGAGAACGAGACCCATCTGACCCTCTATATAAGTGGATGAAGTGGTCAAAGATTGATAAAAAGTTTGAATTTCCGTCAATTTTAGAAAATTTGGTCGGGGATTATGAGTGGATTAACTGTGAATTTATTGGTGATAAGTTGATCGAAGTCCATTTTCGAAGAAATCCCGACTTTAGGCATAATAATTCGGTAGCAATACCTCTTTGGAGGGGTGAAAAAGTCCAAAATTTAGAAAATTATGAATATATTGAGGATTCGGACTACTTGAGGCAAGGTTTTTACATCGATAAGGGATAGCAACCCCTTAAAAAGTTCTGTTCAAACCTTAAGTGGGAGAAAACAGATGACAAACCAACCATATCCAGACAGAGATTCTGATTATATGGAGTCAATGTGGGGTACGAGAGGATTGATCACTGACTATTGGACAAAACCTATGAAAAAACAAGATGACAACCTACTGAGAGAAGTCGTTGGAGACCATGTTCATGACTTAAAACGTCAAACCATGCTCCACGAGGGAATTAGAAACGATGAAGATTACGATGATTGGGAGTATGGCACTGAGCCAACTTATGGAAAACCTAATAAATAGGTTTACGGTCTAAAATCATGCCTTTTCATGGCTCCAAATCGTCGTTCTAGAGCATTCAAAGACATATCACTGTCCTTCGTGCCTCATCCAGTCACGAAGGACCTTCCTGTGCTTGTAAATGAACGTGCAATTGCAAGATCTGTCAGAAATTTGGTAGAAACTATTCCAACAGAACGGTTCTTCAACCCAGATTTAGGATCTGAAGTAAGAAGTAGTCTTTTTGGATTCTGTGATTATGGTACAGCATCAATTATTAGTAGTCAAATTGAGCAAACCATAGAAAATTATGAACCAAGAGTTGATAATTTAAATGTTTCTGTCATTCCACGTCCAGATGACAATAATTTTGAAGTTACTGTAGTATTTGACATTGTTGGACAAGATGTACCACCCGCACAAATCTCATTTATTCTTGAGGCAACGAGATAAATGCCATTAACTAAGTTTACAGATCTTGATTTTGATCAAATCAAGGTATCTATCAAAAATTACTTAAAATCCAACAGCAATTTTACGGATTTTGACTTTGAGGGGTCAAATTTTGCCGTTCTAATTGACACGTTAGCATATAATACCTATATTACGGCATTTAACTCCAATATGGTGGTAAATGAGTCATTTATTGACTCTGCAACTGTTAGAGAGAATGTTGTTGCTTTAGCAAGAAATGTTGGATATGTCCCTAGATCAAGAAAATCATCTAGAGCAAGGGTAAATTTTAATATTGAGTTTACGGGAACCAGTCCAAC